TGCCTCAGCGCCTGACCGCCGCGCAGTTGTGAGTTGGTGAATGCATTCTTTTTACAGGAGGAAACATGCACTACCGAAATGGCCGAGAAGCGAAGAATGGCGACAAGATCGTCAAGCTCGACGGTCGTGCGCGTTTTTTGGCAAAAATCGGGGGTCATATGCGAGGCCGGCCGCGGAAACCAAAAGCGCTGAAAGTGCTGCAGGGAACTTTTCGCAAGGACCGCGACGGCGACCCGGCGAGTGAAGTGCCGGCCGAAGGCGAGCCGCGCAAGCCGACCGACCTCAAAGAGGCGGCGTCCACGTTTTGGGATGAGATCGTCCCCGGTCTCGTCGCCGCGCGGATCGCGCGGGCGTGCGACACCGCCGCCCTCACGGTCCTCTGTCAGTGGTGGGATCGCTACCTTCGTTTTTCCTCGGCGCTCGATGAGATCGAGGAGCCCAAGGACAAGGAAGCGCGCCGCCTCACCATCATGACCGGGATCGCCTGGAATCAGTTTGAGCGGATCGCTGCCAAGTTCGGTCTCACGCCGGCCGATCGGGCGCGGCTCAAGCCGGACGCCACTCCCCGCCGCGGCGTTCTCGCGCGGGCCAGGCCAAGGAAGGCCTAATGCCGAAGATGAAACAGCGTGGCATCGATCGCGTGACCCGGCAGTGGATCCGCTGCCCGGCCGACGAACGGGCCGCGCGCAACGGCTGCCGCTTCGACGAGGAGCGCGCCGACTTCGTCGTCAACTGGATCCAGATCTACTGCCATCTCTACGAAGGCGAGTACGCCGGCCAGCTCATGGAGCTGCACGACTGGCAGGACGAGGTCACCCGCCGCCTCTTCGGCTGGGTGATGTTCTCGGAGGACTGGGATCGCTGGGTCCGGCGCTTCCGCCGTGCCGGCCTCTGGTTCCCCAAGAAGCAAAAGAAATCCCCGACCCTGGCCTCCTACGGGTGCTTCCTCCTCTGCGGCGACGGCGAGCAGGGGCAGAAAGTTTACTCGGTCGCGAAGGACGGCAAGCAGGCGATGATCAGTCACCTGCACGCCATCGAAATGATTCGGCGCTCGCCCGAACTTTCGCAGGAGTGCGAAATCAATAAGAGCACCGGGCAGATCACGCACCTGCCGACGTCGAGCTTTTATAAGATCGTCGCCGGCGACAACCCCAAGAGCCAGGAGGGCCTCAACGGCTCGGTCCTCGTGGACGAGACGCACGTCGTCGATCGCCGCCTCATGAAGATCCTGCGCGGCGCCGGCATTTCGCGCACCGAGCCCCTGCACATCGAAGTCTCGACGGCGGGCAACAACCCCGACGGCTACGGCAAGGAGCAATTCGATCTCGGCCGCCGGATCGCCGCCGCCGAGCCCGGCTACGAAGACGACCAGGTCATGTTCGTAGAATACTCCGCGCCTCAGGACCTGAGCGACGCCGACCTCGACGCCGATCCCGTCAAGTACGGCAAGATGGCCAACCCGTCGTGGGGACACACGATCAAGCCCGGCGAGTTCCTCCGCGATTATCGCTCGGCCCGCACCAGCCTGAGCGACCTGCTCGACTTCAAGATGTACCGGCTCAACATCTGGCAGCAGGCCGCCAACCCCTGGCTCAACGCCGGCGACTGGGCCAGGTGCAAGCAGCGCTACACCGAGGACGACCTGGCCGGCGCGAGCTGCTTCGCCGGCCTCGACCTGTCGAAGACACAGGATATGTCGGCGCTCGTCCTCGCCTTCCCGCTGCGCGAGGCCGAGGCCTTCCGCCTGCTGGCCTACTTCTGGCTGCCGGAGGTGATGGCCCGCGCCAAGGCCCACCTCGCCCCCTTCCTCGACTGGGCCGCGAAGGATCACCTGCAGTTGACCCCCGGCAACGTCATCGATTATGGCTGGATCCGGGCCCAGTTCCGCAAGCTGGCGAAGCGCTTTCGGATCCTCGGCCTGGCCTACGATCCGCGCTATGCCGACGACACGACGCAATCCCTCGAGCAGGGCGTGCTCGACGACGCCGGCAAGGTGATCGAGGAAGGCACCGGCGTCCCGCGCGTCGCCTTCGACCAGAACCTCGGCACCTACGCCGAGCCGTCGAAGGACTTCGAGCGGAAGATCATCGCCGGCCTCCTGGCCCACAACGGACACCCCGTCCTCGACTGGCAGGTCGGCCACGTGAAGGTGAAGACCGACCCGAACGGCCACATCATGCCCGTGAAACCGTCGCGCGACGACGTCAAGAAGATCGACGGCATCCAGGCCGCGATCATGGCCCTGGCCCTGGCGAAGAAGTCGGGCAACGTCAACTGGTATCGGAAGGGCTGCCTCAGCGCCTGACCGCCGCGCAGTTGTGAGTTGGTGAATGCATTCTTTTTACAGGAGGAAACATGCACTACCGAAATGGCCGAGAAGCGAAGAATGGCGACAAGATCGTCAAGCTCGACG